ATATAAATTACATAAGTTGTATATAAGAATATCACAAGTGTGCCAGATAATATGTGTGCTACAACCTTTATAACTAAATTATAGTTTAATGCCAGTGTTATAAGAATCATAATACTTAATGTTGCCATATTGCTTATAGATGCGTTAGCATCTCCTCCCCTTTAGTTATCAGTAGTCTAAGTATTTAGAAACCACATTATAATCTTGTTCTAAATCTTCTTCTACTAAATCAAACAGAACATCATAATTGTATTTACAGTCACGAAAAACCCTACCATCACACTCTCCCTCTAAATAACTGCTAACATCGTCAACAATCATCTGGTCTACAAGTGTTTCAACAATAAAGTCTTGTATTGCATCCTCTACACGACCAAACCCCTCGCTCCAGTCCAATCTTGTATCCATCATAGCAACCGCTAGGTTTAAATACTTACACTTACTCCGAAGTAATAAACTAACATCTTCAAATGTAGTGTCGTCTCCAAGAGAGTATTTTAGCTGTAGCTTAGCCAAAGCCATTACTTTGTTTTTATTATTGCTTTCCTTAATCTTCTCACGCTCTTGTTTATCCAACTCCAAGCAAACCTCTTTACACTTACTCTCCAGCTTACATAGAGCATTATCTATGCTCTTTATATAGCTATCGTAAGAATCAACTGTTGCACACGCCTGTTGCATATCAGTAAACCAACCAGCAGCAACAGTCTCTTTTGTCAAGGTACGGCTTCTAGATGTCTTGTAGTAGCTTTTGTAGTAGGTTGTTGGCAACCCTATATGTCGCATTAATAAAGAGACTTTTTCGTGCAACCCCTTATTAATTTCAATCAATACTTTATTTTCCTCATGTGTTTTGCTGGCAAGTTCTTTTTCTAGCTTAGCTTGCTCTTGGTATTTCTCCATCTTCTCCATTACTTTCTCTTTTGTTTGTAATGGGTGGCGGCTATCAAACACACCTTTATAAGTAAAAGCAACAGATGTTTCAATACTACAAATCTCTGATTTAGGCATAGGGGTTAACTTCTGTATCTTAGGCCAACTGTCATCAACCCTCTTTTCCAGAGTTTCCACTTTATCTTTTATGTAATCAAAGCAATCTTGAATATCTTTAACATACCCACTCATATCTAATTCCTCTTTATTTGCAATATGGTTTATTTATACTTAGATAGGGCAATTCCTAATATTTGTTTTTATCTTCTTACCACTGTTGTTAATAGGTAGATTATAATTCCTACTCATGCCACTATGAGTGTAAACATGATCTGACACACTAACCTTCACAAAGTTTCTGAACATTACATCTTCTGGTGTATCTGGTTTATGTATGTGATTCTCTGTCAGCGCGTAAAGCGTGTTTGGGCAAGCCTTGTAGCTGTGCTCAAGCAACTGTGTGTTGAGTTTTTCCAACTCAATAAGAGATTCCTCATGATTCAGTGACAACTCTACATTAAGGTAGCTGAACAGTGTTGTGTTGCAGTCACTCCATATATAATTCTTATCAGAGGACAAAAATCCATCTGAGTGCCACCCATCACGCTGCATTGTGCAAGACGGTGTTATGATTCCGCTCTTTACAGTGAGGTAAACATATTTACCATCTAACAACCCCTTACTTTCTAAAACGTCTACAATAGGTAGCCATGTACTAAGATTATCTGGAACGATTATTTCAGAACAAGGTGTTTTAATTGGACAATACAACCACATCATAAACTCTGCATTGTCCACATATAGAATATCTATTATTTTAGGGTCTGTTGTGTTATACCACTTCTTCATAACCAATATCCTCAAAGATATATAAACCTAACTCTTGTTGAACAAAGATAGCACAAAAACCCAAGTATTTCAAATCTCCCTCTGGGACATTAGCTCCACACTTTACAGAATAAAACTTACGCTTCTCGTCCACAACATCAGTATCAACAACACACCACATCCAAAACATTCCGTCTTGGTCGTCTACACGGAGGATTTCTGCACCTTTCGGCAAAGTCATATAAAACTCTTCTAAAATAGGCATTTGATATTTGAATATCACCTTGCCAGAGGAACTACTCATCTTCTTACCGCGAACACTCTCGTCCCACTGATCTAATTGAATACTCATATTTGTTTCCTCTTTATTTATAATTGTTAGCTTTGTAATTAGTGTAACGGTTAATTAATGCTTTAGCAACTCTCGTGTCTGTCTGTATTTCTGCTAACTCCTTAGCTAATTCTAGTTTACGTTTAAGCCATTCTTTGTGCGCTTCTTGTTCACAAGTGAACATTCCAAGGTGTTCACCTCTCTTTGTGAATGGATTGGAACACTGAGACACAAACTTGTTCCTGCGTTTATCCCAGTACACACCAATTAACCACTCACCCCTAGCAGCACCTCTATCACTGGTAAAAGAGTTAACAGAGGAGGTAACAAAGACACATGTGTTTACACTGTAAACTTTGTTACCTTCTACCAATAAATCTTTATCCAGTTGTTTACCCTGCCAGTCTTGAGCCACCATCCAAGCCCTGAAGTTACTAAATGTCTCCCATTCTTTAGAGACACTGCATCCTTTGTAAGTTGGCTGCCGTTCTTGAAACTCGGTAGAGTAACAACGCTCAAGCATATTCCTCCAAGTTCTATGGAAAGGACAGCTCCAAACCAATTTCCTCACCCTTTTACCGTTCACATACCCATTTTCCTCAAACCTTTTAACAACATAATCAGCATCATTGATACCGACTCCAAATACCAACTTTGGTGTAGCCTCCTCCTTAGTTTCCATTTCATGTCCCCTAATTATTTAACAAACTTTTTTCATATAATCATATATAGTTTCTTCATTTATAAAATATATGGTCTCCAATAGTCACAATATATTCGTAATGCTTACTCCACCTAGGTGAAACATAGTTAGCATGGTAATACATCGCTCCGTTTGTGACATCGCCTATGTTTCTATGCAGGACATCATGCGCCAAGACAAGCATCCTGTCCATCTGGTCGTAGTTTACAGGTTTGTCCATACTTCCATCAAGTAGATAAGAAAATTGATGCTTTTTATACACTACTGTCTTTATGTCATTCTGTTTCCTAAACTCACCATCACTAGCCACCCTGTTCATCACTACATACATCGTAGCGACAACGCCCATATCACTTTGTCCTCTGGCTTCATAGTACCCCACTTCAGCTAACAGTCTGCAAGAGGCTACACGGCTACACCAGTCCCTCTTTGGTGTGATCGTATCTATGCTATAATAGGACGGCTCAGAGAGGCTTGTAGACCCCTTAGTGACGATGTTTACATCTTGTTGTTTGTTGTTTATTAATAAGATTGCCAATATAGTGGTTAATAAGATAACAACTGTAATTCCCCACATTAATTTTGTGTCACTTATACGCACCCACTTCATTTTAATTCTCCGATTATTTGTTTATAAAAATCATCTACGTCCATACCAACCCGATACACCCCAACACTTGCTAACACCTTACTATTCTTAAGCATCAGATGCACGTTAATACAGTCTTCATATTTATGAGTATTTATTTCACAAATATAACCTTTGTAGCTCTTTTGTGCAGCTTCATACAGACCTGTGTGTAACAAGATTTCCAACTCACTCATAAAATACCCTCTGGATTATCTTCTAATGCCTACACAGTGTTAATCATTTCCATAGTTTTGTTCCAAGTAGATGCAGCACTACCTTTGTTCCAACAATCATCTGTAGCAAACATTCCCCTCTTCTTTTGTAAGAGCACGTCAAGTATGGTGTCCGTAGCTTCTCTCACGCCTCCCTCTATCACACCGAGTATGAAAACAATGGGAAGTATTAGTAAAAACACAAACAACCCTAGTGGAGATATAACGTGGTGGAATATAACCCTATCTTCTGTAACGTATGCTTCTGTATGTGTAACTAACTTCCTCCCCCTCTTCGCGTAATACTTATCCCAATGACTTCTAGGAATAATAACCTTTCTTCCTTCGGGAACTTCATATTTGTATGTCATAATATTTCTCCTATAATTTAGTTAATTCATTATTTGTTTTTGGTTCTTCTAACGCCTCATCTATCTTTTTTAGTAACAAGTCCACAGCCTTCCCACCGATCTCTCTCCCTTTGTCTGAGTTTAGTGCTTCGTATGTCATCCCACCGCCGATAATAATAGCTAAATCACGCTCTGTTGGTAGTAGTGTTCCAATAGAATAAGATATCGCCCCTGCAATTAGAACAAAACGCATAGGTTTATAAAACATCTCCTTTGCTTTATCTTTAACCTCCACTATAGTCCACTCTGTATCCGTAGCAATCACCATACACATAAAGACAATTAAAGCTAATGCCACAACAGCAAACCAAAAGAACACTCCCCCCAGCTTCAGTAGTGCAGATATCCTGCCAACACTGGTTAGTAGGTATAGCATAAAATAAGTCATTTTATTTCTCCTTAATCCTCGGGATTATCCTCTAATGTTTCGTATTCAATAATTGTTGGAATGTGAGTTGGAAGAAAAGTAATCTCAATCACCGCCTTGCCAAACCTGCAATCTACACTCACCAGACCAGCCACACCAACCTCAACTTTCAACAATATAGATTGTTCAATCTCGTTCCAAAATACTAAAGTCGTAGTGTTATCGTCATAGTTAATAACATTTTGGAAATTATAGTGCTTCAGTTGGACACCTTCTGTTCTAATCTCCACTAAGGTGTGTGTATATGGCTCGCTGATATGCAATGTGTTTCTGTTAATCGTGTGTAATAGGTTGGTGGATGCTTCCACTTTACTAACAATGTCGTATGTGTCTTTAATTCTAATCGTTGGTGTCATATTCTATCTGTTGCGTTAGCAACATCTCCTTAGTATTTATGGGTAAAACGTATATTATGTGTTTGTCATGCCGTTGTCAATGGATAACATCGAATTATTCCAATTGTTCTAACCCTTTTTCATGGGTATAAGCGGTTTTCTAGTAAAACCTAAGCTACCCTATTGCTTCAGCCTAAACAAGCCAAGATAGCTTAGATTAGCATTAGGTTAAGGCCATTTCTAACACCAACCCTTGAAGTGCCCAAGCGGGGTATGTTGGGTTAGTCTCATAGAACTCCTTTGGGTTTTTAAATCCAGTTTGTTCAGTCCACCACACTCTGTCCTTACCAACAGCTTTTAACGCTCTATTGAAATACTTAACAGTGTCTGATGATTTGTAGTAGGGAGCCATTCTTAACTTAACCTTGCTTGCCATTTCTCCCCAATTACCTTTATCGGCAAAGTCTTGTCGTAAGTGTGCGTTATCCGCTTTCTCTTTCTCAACACTTTCTATTGCCTTTTGACGCATTAAAAGTCGTTCATCCTCCGAGAGGTTGGAAAGGTAGTCTTTAAGGTTTGAATTGTTTTTCATAGTTATTCTCCATAGGTTGTTGTGCTTGATGTATTAGTGTATTGATTGCTCTTTGTATAAAGCTGTGTGCCTTCATGCTGTCGAAGCCTTCATAATACACATCTTGGTAAGATAATGCAATCTGGTATTTGTATTCTCCGTAGCTGATACAAACAAATGTAAGTCCTTCATCCACCCCATACTCAATAAACATATCCCTATTGGCGATGATTGCAGGTAGGGTGGTATACTTCTTGTCAATGTTTCTTGCATCTTGCAAAAGCTTTAGGATTGTCACCACTTTCTTTACATCTTGTGTGCTCATAGCACTTCCTTTGTGTTTGTTTGTGTGAAGCTATCTTCACATTTGTGTTTGTCGGTGTCAAGGGGTTCTTTCACATTATTTCAGCTTGACACGAGTGAGTGTTTGTGGTTTTATGATTAACGATTAGTGGCTTCGGAGGCTTAAAAGTGCTAGTGAAATGGCTACAAGCAGCATGGCTGTTGGGTTACAGCGATTTAGATGTTTTATATAGAGAACAGAGTGATAATGGATAGGATTGGTATGGATATAATGGTATGAGTAATAGAGGGTATTGTATTATAGAAGGATACAAGAGGACTCCTAACACTAAGCTACTCACCTATGATATTCGAGTACGTAGGGAGGTGTCTGATTCCATTAGGGGTATGGGGTATCGTGATTTATTACCTTTAGGGTGTGTAGTATCAAATCTTATTGCTTGCATTAAGAAAGGTAATGTATTAGTGTATAGCAGAATGATAACCTCTAAGGTTTCTAGTAAGAAAGGTATTACAGTAAGAAAAATAATATCTGCTGTAAACCATTTAGAGAAGGAGGGATACGTTATCAACACTATTGGGAAAGGACACATTAACAAAGATGAGAGAATGCCAAGTACACTGCAACCGACACAGAAGTTCATAGATAGGTTTGGTGGGGGTATTGTAGATGTTGTTACTGATGATTACTTGAGGGGTTGTACAGTGGTAGAATTGAGAGATGAGAACAAGAATCCTGTATCTTTTAGGAATAACAAAGAAACTACGGAAATGCACGAGCTTGTAATGCACTTAAATGAAAGGAATGAGCAGAGTGTTGTTCGTGATAAGAATGGATTGTTGCTAACGAACATCTACTGCCGTGTGTTCAATGAGTTGTGGACTCAAGGTGGTAGATACTATCGTGGTGATGTGTTATCTATTAAGAATAGAGGTACGGATGATAGGTTGAGAATCACTATTGATGGTGGTAGTGTTTGTGAGGTGGACTATTCTAATCTGCACTTTCGTATTGTAGCAGCACAATTCAAGGCAATACCAGAGGAAAGTATCCCCCAAGATGTCTATTCAGATGTGCTGGACGATAGCGATAATTTGGTAGACAGGGGAATAATTAAAGAGTCCATAAACATCATGTTTAATTGTGGTAGCCGTAAACAAGCAGTTAGTGCTATCAACAGTTCTTTAAACAAAATGTCAGACGAGGAAAAGGTAGCTAGGTCGTTACACAAAGCAAAAGATATTATAAGTGTGATTGAAAACGCTTATCCCGACTTTAAAGAGTTCTTTTGTCGAGATGGGGGTTTTGGTGGTAGCTTGCAAAATCTAGACAGCAGGTTGGCTTCTAATGTGATTGAAACAATGTTACAGTATGATTGTGTAATACTGCCAGTGCATGATAGCTTTATTGTGCTTCAGGAGCACATGGATTTACTAATAAGAACTATGGCAGAGGAGTTTAGGCAGACGTTTTGCTGGGGTGGTGCTGTGCCTCTCGGTGTAAAGTATGTGGACGAACGTGGTGTGTTGATTGATAGAAAGATAATTGCGTAGTTGTTTGACATGTACGAATAGCTATGATTAAATTACAAAACTAAATAAACAAATGGGGATGATACGATGGATTTTTCAAAATACTTAACAGAAGATGAAATGAGGGACATTGCTGAGCAGGAGTTCCGAGATATGGTGCGTAACAAGTCCAGCAAAGACTTAGAACGCATTATCAGTAACTCAGCTTACCAAGTAGTGTGGAAAGCCGTAGACGAAAGCTTGGATAACGAAGCTATAAATATCCTAAAACAAAAAGTAGTGGATATTGTTGGTGATATGTCAGAGTTCACTGTGTTCAGCAAACCCAACGCTTGGGATAGGAAGGAGAATATGGCTTATGAAATCTTGGTGCAAACAGTGCGAGATAATCACTCACTTCTTGAGCAGAAGGTTGTAGACCAAATGAATACACTAAGTAAAACGCAGATTGCAAAGATTGCCTCTGAAATTATGAAAGAAAAACTAAGTAAAGTTATTTGAAGGAGAGAGAAATGAAACAAATAATCGTAAATGTAGGTGATCTATCCATCGAAGAAAAGCAGCGCGTGAATGAGGTGCTGGCGAAGACTAAAAATATAAGAATGTGTGACACTCCACGCTGGGATAGGGTAATTACAATGTACGGGCCTTCGTTTGATGGTGTTAATGTCGGTTTTGACTGCCATAAAAGAGCAAACCCAACCCACACGCCTCAACAGGTCTTAGAAATGGCAGGAATGGCACCATCAGCCAATCAGCATGTATTTTTAGCCGATACGCTAATTATCACTGACTCATCAGGGAATACTATTTATGACTCAACACTAGAGGAAAAGAAGAAAGGACACGTCCATGCGGAGCTAATGGCTCAATATGCAGAAGATGCTAAGACACACACTGAACCGTGGAAATTGTGGCAATTCTTAGGCAGCTTGGGTTGGTCTAGTTGCGGTGAGTCACCAAGATGGAACGAAACCAAGGAATACCGCCGTAAGCCAAAGACAAAACTTATCCATGGCGTTGAGATTCCAGTCTTTGATTTCACACCAAAAGTCAGAGAGAAATATTGCGCAGCCAACGTAGATTTACCTGAATTATTCGAGGATGGGTACATGTCGTCAGAGGATTGTACATTCACACAGCGAATGATTGAACGTGGGTTACTCTATCCTTGCACAGAAGAAGGCAAACAAGCAGCAATTCTTCATTCAAAAGCTATGCTAGGTATTGCTTGAATACTGGGGGTAGGTTATGTATGTCGGATAAATCGCGTGGACAAGGGTTCTTTAAGCCTCCCTTAGCATCTAAAATTATTGACCCTAGACGGTGGAAAGAATCTGACAAAGTGTGGGTGTCTCATTATATGGATTTATTTAATGCCTACGACAAAGAGGTGAAGAATAGGATAACATATCAAGAAAGGTGTGAGAGACTCGAAAGGGAAAACAAGTTCCTTACCAAGGCGGTGAACTCGGAGGAGTAGTCATATATAAAATAAAGAGTTTGGAGAATCAAAATGAAAATTAGGAAGTTAGTATATGGTGTAGGAATTAACGATGCTGATTATGCTGTTACGAAGTGGAAAACAGTTGAGGTGAATGGTAAAAGGAAGAAGACGTTGGCTTGGTTTTGTCCTTTCCACCGAACTTGGAGAGGTATGCTTGAGCGTTGTTACTCTGACAAGTATCAAGATCGTAAGCCTACATACAAAGGTTGCAGTGTAATAGAGGGGTGGAAGACATTTAGTAATTTTAGAGCTTGGATGGTGAATCAAGACTGGGAAGATAAACAACTAGACAAGGATTTACTCTTTGAAGGTAATAAAGTCTATAGTGAGAATACATGTGTTTTTGTAACAAGAGGTGTAAACAACTTCATCACTGATAGGGGTAACGACAGAGGAGAGTGGCTGATTGGAGTGAATTGGCATAATGGTGCGAATAAGTTTATATCTCAGTGTTGCAACCCATTGACAAAGAAACAAGAACACCTTGGCTCTTTTGATTGCGAACAAGAAGCTCATAACGAATGGTTAAGACGCAAACTAGAATTAGCTTATGAACTCGCTGCAATTCAAACAGATGAAAGAGTTGCTAAGGCATTAATCAACCGTTATTTAAATTACACAACCTAAGCCTTATACGGTGCTAGGAGAGGTTTTAATGCTAAAGCAATAGTAACACCAAGGGTTGGTTGTGAACGTCCTTTAGAGCGCATCATGACGCAGTATACAAGATACTGACCAAAAGACATAATAAAGTCAATATTAACACCATAAGGTCTTGACAATATTTTTATGTGAGGTAATATTGAATATGTAGGTAGAGATAACCGCTGCAAAGAGCAGCAACCACCTACATTAGTGGAGAGGATTGGCATGATGGTCAATCGAACAGTGGGCAAGGTAGGGTGGCTGACACTGTAAGCATAACACGCCGACAAGGAATGCTAATTGTCCTGAGCATGAGACGTTAAAAGGCTCAACTATATTTAATAGCATGTATTGAAAACCGTGCTATTGGGTCTATAGCTTAATCGGTTAAAGCGTCAATCTGATAATTTGAAGAAGGAGTGGTTTGAGTCCCTCCTAGACCCATCCAAATAAGGTGAGTTGTGTGAGCGGTCTAAACAAACTGTTTGCTAAACAGTCAGGTGTAAAAGCCTCAAGGGTTCAAATCCCTTACTCACCGCCAATTCTGTCGCCATAGTGTAATGGATGCACAAAACTCTTCTAAAGTTTTAGTCCTTGTTCAAATCAAGGTGGCGATGCCAAACATAAGTGTTGTTAGCACGATGTGCGTTGCTAACATCCTCCTATATATCGTGGGCAAAGGCAGAAGGATAATGCACAACTTTTATAGCTGGTTACCGTTAATTCGGTAGGTAGGGTTTGACTCCCACTTGCGCGTATACGATATACACACAAGGTATGCCTCTCAACGATGCACACTTTACCTTGTCTTTTTATTGTAGATAGATGTTAGCTGAGTTCGACTCTCAGGGAGTTTGCTGTAGGCAATCACCGATGGATGAAAGGCATCTACCTACAACCTTTTTATTTTATAAAGGCTCTCTTTGTTCAGTCATTGAGAGCCTTTATTTTTATCTATATTATGTTACTGTATAACATAACATCTAATAAGGAGGTGTTGATGAGTAAAAACGAATCCTTATTGGATAACGAGGAAACAAGTTGTACAAGGTTTAAAGAGGGTGTTTCTGGAAACCCTGCTGGCAGACCTAAAGAGGGCGGCAGAGGTAGAAGCAAACCCATCTCTATTATCAGACGCAATCTCACCAAGATCCGTAGGCTTGAGGATAACGCCTTAGAGATATTAGAGCTTAGCATGATGTCTAAACAACAGCTTGAGGAGATTGCCACTCTAGGTGGTGTATCAGCCTCCACAGGACGACCTATGGCTCTGCAAGGTGGAATCACAAAGTCTCAAGTGGATAGTGCTAAGTTCATCATTAAAAGTATTGAGAGTATGGCTAAGAGCGCTACAAGTGATGAGATTGCAGAGCTTAATTTACGAAAGGCTTTAGAGGAAGACGTTATTGCAGTTATTGAGCATGACAAAGAGGAAGAAAAGCCACTATTCTCACTAAAGCTATCTAAAGAGAAAGAAGATGAATATTATAAATTAATTGAGGATTATAAACCAGATGAGTAATTTGTATACGATTGTTGTTTCGACAACAGACCGAAAGAAGTTTGTTGAGGAGTTGTTAGAATGGGGAAGTAAAGGCGCTAAGCCAGACGGAGGCATTCCACGCCTGAACCGAATCCCTTATTCTGCGCGTCTTGATTTCTATTCGGAAAAGAAAATCCCAACAGGTAATTTCCTAACCCACCTAGTATTAGAGAAGCACCTCACATACACAAAACAAGAACTTGAAGACCTCACTATTGATGAGTTGCGTGAAGTGTCTAAATTGTATGGTATTACTGGTCGTGACAAGACACAGATTATCCGTGAAGTTCTTCCTGCACAAGATGCTTACCTTAAAGAGAAAGGTTTAAAAGAAATGCAAGTGGCTTTAGCAACACCAGCCGATGTAGCTAAGAAATCAGCTAAAAAAGAAGCACAAACCAGTGTAGCTAAGGAGACACCTAAAAAAGGAAAGTAGGGTATGGAGTATGAATATGATATTGCACCAGCCTCACCTTTCCAAGAGAAATACTTAAACAACACCTCAAGGTGGCTTATTGTTGGTGGTGCGATGGGTTGTGTCGATATGGATACTGAATACTTAGGTGAGTATGGGTGGCGTAAGGTTAGTGATTATGCCAATGAGATGATATATATTCACAACCCGTTATCTGGACAGGTTACCTTAGAATATCCAGAGTATATTAAAGAGATGGGTGATGTTATGTATCACTTAAAGAGTGATAAGATTGACATGGTGTTATCCCCCAACCATAAAACAGTATACTACAAACACCCACTAGGTAATCCTATTATTACGGATACATCTACACTAATTAAACATTACAATAACAATGAGGACGTTGTTGGGTTTGTTAAGTCTTATGATGGTGTTTCTCTTAAAGATGTTGAAATGGCTGGCTATACTATTGAGGAGTATATCCCTAAAGATAGGAAACAGTATTGCTTTAGGACATCTACAGGGACATGGGTGGCCAGACGTAATGGTAAATGTTTCATTACAGGTAATAGCTCAAAGAGTTACATTGGGTTAATGAGACATCTTAAATACATCCATGATCCTAAGTATGTTGGTTTAATCATTCGTAAAGAGCTTAGCATGATTACAGGTAATGGGGGTTTGTGGGAGGAGGCTCTACCATTCTTTCAGAGGGTAGACCCAAACCTAACATTCACAAAACTACCAAGACGTATCACTTTTAGTAATGGTGCTAAGATTGAGTTTACACATTACGCTAAGAATAAGTTTCAGGGCTTGAACGTAGACACCGCATTTTATGATGAAGTAACCCACGCTGAAGAAGAAGATGTATACTGGATTTATTCACGTATTCGTAATGCCTCAAGTAACATTAAAGACAAGTGCTTATGGATGTCGTGCAACCCAGATCATGACAGTTGGGTTTTGAAGTATGTATTGTGGTATTTATATCCAGAGGGACACCCAAAGCAAGGATTACCAAACCCTGAAAAGAATGGTATTGAAAGATACATGATTCGTAAAGAAGGTAAGGTTTATTTTGCAGACACTAAAAAGGAGTTAATTGAGCAACACGGCATCCCTGATTTACCAGAGGAACACCCTGCTCAGATAAGCCCGATTACATTTACGGTATTGCTTGGCACAATTTTTGATAATCCTGTTCTTCTTAAAAAATCTCCTGAGTATCTTGCATCATTGAAGGCTATGCCTGAGATTGAGATGAGACGCAACTTACTAGGTGACTGGTTTGCAAGACCTCAAGGATGTGGATACTTTGATAGAAGCTGGGTTGAGGAAGTGGTTGAAGATGTAAACCCTAATGATGTTATCTGCACATATAGAGCTTATGACTTTGCTGGAACATTACGAAGTGATGTAAACCCAAGTCCTGACTACACAGCATGTGCAAAGATTAGTAAGTTGAAAGATGGTAGATATATTATTAGAGATGTTAAAAGAACAAGAATTAGGTTTGGCGATTGGAAAACATTCATTATAGATAATGCTGCTGAGGATATGGGTGAATACCCACAAGTGGAGATTGTACTCCCTATTGACCCAAACCCCTCTGCTAAAGGCGCTACGCTAATGTTAGCTAGAGACTTAATTAGTGAGGGTGTTCTTGTTAAGACCCAACAGTCTACAAAAAGTAAGCTAGATTCATTCAGACCATTCTCTGCTATGGCTCAAAATGAAGGTGTGATTATATTGAAAGATTGTGTATCTGATTTAGATAACAATACTTTTGGTAATGACATTCTATACAAAGAGCTTGAACAGTTTGATGGATTGAGGAGTCACAATAGTAAGAAAGACGACATGGCTGACTCAATAAGCACTGCATTTATTATGTGTGCTTCAGGTAATAAGTTGCCAAACTTGAAAGGGGTTCTCACTGGTATTGCAGCGATGCGTAACAATAACCCATTTAACAACATATAACCTCAAAGGAGGATATTATGGCTGAAACCTCCAATGAGGAGACTAAGAAACTTAAGATTGATGCTAGAGAGCTTGGTAACACAGGTTTAAAGCAATGGGGTGGTGTTGTATTAGAGGAGTGTAATGCTGAACTGCGCTACCCTATGGCTGTCACCACTTACAAAGCTATGCTTAAAGATAGTGTAATTGCACCTTCTGTAGAGCTGATTGAGAACAAGATTGCAAGTGTAGAGTTTAGTCTTTCATATCCTGAAGGACACGACTACTTGAAAGAAAAGACCGAATTGCTAAACCAAATGTTATTCAACGACATGGAACACCCATTCTCTACATTCGTTAGACAAGCTGCTACATTTAATTCCTTTGGTTTCTCTGTTATTGAGAAAGTACCACGATATAGGAATTATGAATACGGTAGTAAATATAATGATGGGTATGTTGGCATTCGTAAATTGGCTTTCAGGAGTCAAGACACTATTGCTAAATGGAAGTTTGATAAAGGAAATAAGAAACTTCTTGGAGTTTATCAATATTCTAACATTAACAATAACATTTATTCCAATGATACATTTTCTGGATTAGGTGGTGGCTGGAATGCTATCGACAGCTTCTCAGATACAGACTTAGTTTACATTCCGCAAGATAAGTTTTTACACTTTGTAAATAATCCATACAAAGATAGCCCTACAGGTCAATCTCCGTTAAACTTTGTTCATACAGCTTGGAAGTATAAACAAGCCTATCTACAGATTGAAGCTAAAGGTGTTTCTAAAGAGGCACATGGTATTAAAACATTATACATGCCTCCCGAGTACATGGATGAAGATGCTTCTGAGGAATTGAAAGCGGCTTACAGAATGTATAAGCAAATTATGATGAACCTAGACCTTGGTGATAGTAGCAGTATTATGCTACCAATTCTGACAGACTCTATGGGCAACAAGATGTTTGAATTAAAGGTGGAGAACCTTACAGGTACGTCATCCTACAATATTGATAACATCATTGAGCGATTCAACAATGAAATCTTTACAGGGTTGTTTGCTAACATTCTACCATTAGGTAACAAAGGTGGAGGTAGTCATGCCTTAGCTGAGATTAAACTGGATATTGTAACTGACATGGTTAAGTCTAAGCTGGATCACATCGTGTCTGTTATCAATCATGACTTAATCCCATACATCTTCAAACTGAATGGTTGGTCTTTAGAAGTGTTGCCATACATTCGTTATGGTGATATTCAAGAAGACAACTTGGACGACTTCTCAAGTGCTATTCAACGTATTAAGGCTGTTGGTTTGCTACCTAAGACTGTTGAGATTGTTAACTACATCCTAACACGTCTAGGAACGGCTTATAGAGTCCCAGAGGGTACTACAGAAGAAGAGCTTGACAAGTTGTTAGGTGAAGCCACTTCTCGCAGTGGTGATAGTTTTAACACCCCTACAGGCGGTTTGAATGGAACAGCTAAGACGGTGAGTGGTGATGACAATAGTGTTTCAAATAAGGAGAATTAATGAGGAAGTTATTAAAAATTAAAGAGATGATTGGTAACAAACCTCAACTAATCTCTCAAGATAGTTTTGATATTGTTTTAAATTATTTGTATGACTCAGATGCTAGTGCTTCTTTAGAAAGACATTTAAAAGATTCTAGTGAACAAGTTGACCAATTCTTAACTGTAAATCCAGACACATCTACTGCTGTAGTAGAGCTTAGTGGTATTCTCTCTTATAAGAGCATGTTCAATATGGCTACATGCAGTGAGAACATCTCATACCAATATCTTAAATCAACATTTAAAGAGTTGGTTGATAAAGGATATAAGAATATCGGAATGATTGTGGATAGTGGCGGTGGACAAGCGCATGGTTGTTTTGATGCTGCACGTTATGTTTCTGAGTTGCTTAAAGATAACAATGTAACACTAACCACATTTGTAGATGGTAGTGCTAATAGTGCTGCATACTTGTGGACTGCTGTTTCAGATAAAGTGTATATGTCACACGATAGTGAGGTTGGTAGTATTGGTGTTGTTTGTCAGTTGATGAATAACAGTGGTGCTTTAGACAAAGCTGGTTTGAAACGTGTGTTTGTTTATTCTGGTGAAAGTAAAGTTCCATTTACAGATGATGGGGAGTTTAGTCAAGAGTTTCTACAAGACATCCAAGATTCATGTGATGAGTTGTATGAAGAGTTTATCAACCATGTCTCTAGTTTCAGAGGGATTGATAAAGAAGTGGTGAGAGGGACACAAGCAAAAACCTTTACTAAAGACAAGGCATTAGAAATTGGATTAGTGGACGGTGTTTGTACTTATGAAGAGTTTATGAACCTCTTATCAGATAATGCACCTAGCGTCAAAGGAGATAGTGGTGTGAGTTATTTAAACAAGTTTATGAATAAAACGGAGAACGATTTAGAGATGAAAGAATTAGAAGAAATGAAAGCTAAAATGGCTGAACAAGAGAAAGCTCTTACAGCACAACAAGAAGCTCTAGCAGCTCAACTTGCCGCTGCTAAAGAACAAGAGGCCACTCTGATGGCTAAAGTTAAGGAGATGGAAGAGAAGGTGTTAGCTGACCAGAAAGAAGCTCGCATGAAAGCTCTTTCAGCCGTATTACCCGAGGATGCAGTGGAAGCTCAACTATCAGCATTGAGTGGTTTATCTGATGAAGCATTTGAAACAGTAGTTGCAACAATGGGGAGCTTAAAAGCACAAGTGGCAACCTCTGAGGCTTTTCAAGAACTTGGTGATGCTGGCCAAGAGGTTGCAGTAGAGGAGTTATCTGCACAAGAGAAACTTTCTGCAATGATTCAAGCAAAATTACAATCTAAATAATAAGGAGATATTAATGAATCGTATCCGTCTTTCAGACCTGATTTTACAAGAATATGATAGTGGTACAGCTTACACCCGTGATGCTGCAAACGTAACCCCGCCAGCAGAGGGTAAGTACAAGTGTGGTACTTTAGTGTTCCGTGCTAAAGGTTTAGACCCAGCAGCCCCATACGCATTAGCCACTGATGCTGATTTGGTTGCTACTAATGAGTTCGCAATTCTAATCGGTGACCATTTCCAATACGAAAGTGAAATTGAATTACTCCCAGTAGAAGCTGGTAAGCCTAACGCTGTAGTTTTAGCTCGCGGTAATGCAATCCTAGCCTCTTGGGTAATTGAGGAAGTGGGTGGTCAGAATGGCTTGGTTGAAGCAGACTTCCCGAAAGCTTACGCCTTGCTTGCAAACCAAGGAATTATTGTCGAGAAAACTTATGGTGTTCGCCCAACTATCTAAATAGGAGATATAAATGTTAGTACAGAATAAGAAAAATGCTTGGAAAGTTACTGATCTTTCTAAGGCTATTCCAGTTGAACCACAAAAGCAAAACCTAGTTGAGAGCTTGGGTGTATTTACTGATGACTTGCGTCAAACACGCACTGTTACAGTTGAGCGTGATGTTGTTAAAGGTGTGGTTGTTCCTAAGATCAACTACGATGGTAGACGTGTAAACATCACCCCTGATGCAACTATTCAAACCACTGTATCAATCCCTCGTGTTGGTATTGAGGATAGCGTTAAAGTTAGTGACTTGCAAGACTACATCACTTATGGTGGTGACTTGAACCAAGCTGTATTGGATGCCTTGGCAACTCAAGTGGCTAAGAAAACTCTCAAGCTTGACACTACTTTACGTGACACTCTTGAAGTAGACCGTATTACCACCTTAGTAACTGGTAGTCCTTTTGACCCCACTGGTGTTCTACGCCGCTCATACGGTACTTTCAACATCTATAATGAGTTGGGTATTACCCGTTCAAGTGTTGAGGTAGACTTCACTGGTAACCCAACTGAAACAGTGAACAACCTATACACCACTATTCGCGACAAAGTTCATAACTACGCTGGTGTTGGTCGCATCGTTGTTCTTTGCGGTAAGAATATGTTTGCTGCTATTCAAGGTAACGAGTATGTATTGGATATTAAAACCCGATTAGGTGATGGTTTTACAATGTCTCAATTACTAGGTCGTCCAACCACTGATGGTTTGGATTACCGTTTCCGTTCAACAGCCTTTGGTGATGTATTGTGGATTGATGCTTCAGCAGCATTGAAGCAAGATGAAACTGGCGCTTTAGTTCCTGTTGTTGCAGAAGACGAAGGTGTTGCATTTCCAATGGGTGATGGTTTGTACACCACCTACTTTGCACCAGAGCAACGCTTTGACACCGTGAATCGTCCTGCTGTACCACGTATGATGCGTGAGCGTATGAACGATGACCAAGACCTCTACAACATGATTGCAGAGAGTAACTTCTTCAACATGCTAGAAGTACCAGAAGCTGTAGTCACCGTAACTGGGAAATATCTCCCTTAATATACTTTGGAGAGTGGGTGTGTGAATACATGCCCACATTCTCTTATAAGGAGTGATTATGGAGATAGAAGAAAAGATTAAACTTGTCAGACTTCTTGTTGGTGATATTCCCTCTAGTGATTTCTACCCTTTATTTGAAGATGAAGAAATTGTTTCATTCTTAACTTTATGCAAAGAGGATGTTCAAAAGGCTGCTATCTACGCTGCACATTCTGCATCATTGCTGTTAAGCGGTTTTAATACAATGGAGAAGATTGGCGACTTAACAATGCGTAATGAGATGGCTAGTAACTATCTTAAAGCATTAAAGGAGCTTATTTCAACAGCAGACAAACGTGATGAAGATAAGGTGTATATTCCTTGGGGATTGGGTATTAGTGTTAAAGAGATTAAAGATTACTCTAATAATCCAGACAGACTTATTAGCCCACTGCTAAAGATTCATACTTGTGATAAAGGTGTTGCCAGCTTTGCAGGTGGTTTATGAGAACATATAAACGCTTTGAAAAGATGATTAAGAAACACTTAGGACTTGATGGGTTGGGTGGTGAGATTGTTGTAAGCAGGAATGTTGGTGATCCTGTGTATAGTCCAGAGCTTGATGAGATTGTTCAAGAAGAGATTATACAGAAAGGTAGTGCTATTAGGATGAGCGCTAAGCAGAAACATTTTAAAGATGAGACTGTATTATCTGATGATGTTGATTTCTATATGCAAGCTGAAGACAGTGATGGTTGTAAGATGGTTACTCCTAATGTACTAGACGAAATAGAGTTTGCTGGTAGTAAGTATGTAGTTGTTAATTCTTCACCTTGGGACTTTAATGGAATGCTTCTTGGATACAAGATTCATGCAAGGGTGGCTTCATGAGTTTTGCAGATACAATTAGTATGTGGCTTGAAGATGTTAATAGTGCAATGGATGAGGTTATTAGAGAAGTTGTTATTAACATTGGATACAGCATTATCACATTAACCCCTGTTGAAACTGGCGCACTAAAGGGTAACTGGAAGGTCACTATTGGTAGTCCAGACACAAGCTACAACCTTGCCACTCTAGACCCAGAAGGGTATGCAACGCTAGGTAGGCTAACCCAAACGGCTAACACACTAACTGCTGGTCAAGTGGCTTACATTGTAAATACAGTGCATTACGCTGAAGACATTGAGTATGGTGGTAGTAGGCTGAAAGCTCCGAATGGTATGTTTAGGATTTCAACAACTCCAGCTATGTTTGATAAAGTGTTTCAAGAAGCTGTTGCTCAACATAAGGTAGGATAATATGTCTCACGATGATATTAAAAAGATATATGAGATACTTCTTGAGCGATGGAGTAGTGGTAGGTATAGAGTAGCTTACAACAATGTTAAGTTCACACCTAAAGCTAACGAAACTTATATTAAGTCTAACATCCTTCCCTCTGTTACAAGAAGCCTTGCTTTATCTGGTGACCACACAATGTATAGCGGCATGTATCAAATTACAGTTGTGTGTCCTTTGAATACAAGTACAAAAATATGTAATGATATATACAAAGAATTAAAAGATGTATTCGTAATTAACGAACGTAATACATTAGATGATGTTGAATACGTTCAACAGATTTCACCTATTCATACAACGCAGGGTTTTGTTAATGATACAACTTTCACATTCCCTATGTGGTTTGAATATAGAAGCGATGTTAATTAATAATTTAGGAGATATAATATATGGCTTATCGTTTACCTAATGGTTCTACCATTGATGTAGCGGCAACATACACAGAAAGTAAAGAGATTACAATTTCAAATGCCTCCCCTGCTGTTGTAACTTCAACTGCACATGGTTTGAATGATAATGATATTATCTTGATCGAGGGATTAGGTTGGACTAAGTTGAACAACCGTACATTCCGAATTAATAGTGTAGATGAGAACACTTTTGAATTAGAGAACGTAGACACTACAGACACCACTCGCTACCCAACTGG